TGAACCGCCCCGGGAATCCTGGAGACTAAACTCCCTGAGAAAGAGGTAAACAGAATGACTAAAAATACTCGTTTTTCCCCCGAAGTCCGTCAGAGGGCGATTCGTATGGTTCTGGAAAGTCAGGGCGAATATGACTCACAGTGGGCGGCAATTTGTTCCATTGCCCCAAAGATTGGCTGTACACCGGAGACTCTGCGTGTCTGGGTACGCCAGCATGAGCGGGATACCGGAGGCGGTGATGGCGGGCTCACCACCGCTGAACGTCAGCGTCTGAAAGAGCTGGAACGTGAAAATCGTGAACTGCGCCGCAGTAACGATATCCTTCGCCAGGCTTCCGCTTATTTTGCGAAGGCGGAGTTCGACCGCCTCTGGAAAAAGTGATGCCACTGCTGGATAAGCTGCGTAAGCTGTACGGGGTCGGACCGGTATGCAGTGAACTACATATTGCCCCGTCAACGTATTACCACTGTCAGCAACAGCGACATCATCCTTATAAACGCAGTGCCCGTGCGCAGCGCGATGACTGGCTGAAGAAAGAGATACTGCGCGTATACGATGGGAATCATCAGGTATACGGTGTGCGTAAAGTCTGGCGTCAGTTGTTACGGGAAGGAATCAGGGTAGCCAGATGTACAGTGGCGCGCCTCATGGCGGTTATGGGACTTGCCGGTGTTCTCCGGGGTAAAAAGGTCCGCACTACCGTCAGCCGGAAAGCCGTTGCCGCAGGCGACCGCGTAAACCGTCAGTTTGTGGCAGAACGTCCTGACCAGTTGTGGGTGGCTGATTTTACTTACGTCAGCACATGGCAGGGGGTCGTCTATGTGGCGTTCATCATTGATGTGTTTGCCGGATACATCGTGGGGTGGCGGGTCTCATCGTCTATGGAAACGACATTCGTGCTGGATGCTCTGGAGCAGGCGTTATGGGCCCGTCGACCGTCCGGCACAGTCCATCACAGTGATAAAGGTTCTCAGTATGTATCGCTGGCCTACACACAGCGGCTTAAGGAAGCCGGATTACTGGCATCAACAGGAAGTACTGGTGACTCGTATGACAACGCGATGGCGGAGAGCATCAATGGCCTTTACAAAGCGGAGGTAATACACCGTAAGAGCTGGAAAAACCGGACAGAAGTGGAGCTGGCCACACTCACGTGGGTGGACTGGTATAACAATCGACGATTGCTGGAAAGGCTGGGCCATATCCCACCGGCAGAAGCAGAAAAAGCTTATTATGCTTCCATCGGCAACGATGATCTGGCAGCCTGAGTTCACAGATAAAACACTCTCCAGGAAACCCGGGGCGGTTCATACCTTTCACGCGAACGCTGCCAGTTAATACTGACTCAGCTTGTTATGGCGGGTCTGGCAGATTATCAGTTCGGTTGTTACAGACGCCTTCCGCAGTGAAGGCTTTTTAATTTGTGGTAATGGGCGGCTGGTGGGTGTTAGCGGCACCTGCCAGCCATCTGTTCATGCGTTGGGGTCACAAGCAAACCTCAGGCCCATCTGCTTTGCGCAAAAGCGGTATGAGCCTATCAGAGAAGTGCTTATTGATCTATGGCCAATACTGTAAAAATATCCAGTTGTGAGTTAATCAACGCTGATTGCCTGGAATTTATCCAGACCTTACCGGAAAACTCTGTCGATCTGATAGTCACAGACCCGCCATACTTTAAAGTGAAGCCCGAGGGCTGGGATAACCAGTGGAAGGGCGACGATGATTACCTGAAATGGCTGGACCGATGTCTGGCGCAGTTCTGGCGGGTACTGAAGCCTGCCGGAAGTCTCTACCTGTTCTGTGGTCATCGCCTGGCATCTGATATCGAAATCATGATGCGTGAACGCTTTAATGTGCTGAACCACATTATCTGGGCGAAGCCGTCCGGGCGCTGGAACGGATGCAACAAGGAAAGCCTGCGGGCGTATTTCCCGGCAACAGAACGCATTCTGTTTGCAGAACATTATCAGGGGTCATACCTGCCCAAAAATGACGGCTATGCGGCAAAGGGGCGTGAACTAAAACAGCACGTCATGGCCCCGCTGATTTCTTACTTTCGTGATGCGCGTGAATCACTAGGGATAACGTCAAGACAGATAGCGGAAGCCACCGGAAAGAAAAACATGGCTTCGCACTGGTTTGGTACCAGTCAGTGGCAGTTGCCGAACGAAGGCGATTATCTGAAATTACAGGCGTTGTTTGCGCGTATTGCAGCAGAAAAACATCAACGCGGGGAACTGGAAAAGCCACACCACCAGCTGGTCAGCACATACAGTGAACTGAACCGGCAATATGCCAGCCTGCTGGATGAGTACAAATCTCTGCGGCGTTATTTTTCCGTATCGGCTGCCGTTCCGTATACGGATGTCTGGACGCACAAGCCTGTGCAGTATTACCCCGGCAAACATCCCTGTGAGAAACCGGCGGATATGTTGCGTCAGATAATTACCGCCAGCAGCCATCCGGGAGATTTGGTTGCTGATTTTTTTATGGGGTCGGGATCAACAATAAAAGCAGCATTATCGCTGGGACGGCATGCAATAGGTGTGGAGCTGGAAGAAGAGAGATTTAACCAGACTGTAAGCGAAATAAAAGAAAATAGTTAAATATGTGTGTGATTATTTGTAATCAATCACGAGTGATAGAAATTTATACATATATTTACTAATATTGACACTATGTTTATTGAAATAGTGTTTGCCCTCATTAATATCAATAGTCGGTTCCGAGGAGATGACAGGGAAATAATGCATATATCGGTCGTTTTATTTTTTCCGAGGAACCGTTGCCGATTTAACTTAGCAGACAAAGCAACTGACTTGTAATCACCGGGTCGCCAGTTCGATTCCGGTAATCGGCACTATATGCGGGTATCGTATAATGGCTATTACCTCAGCCTTCCAAGCTGATGATGCGGGTTCGATTCCCGCTACCCGCTCCAGCAGAGGACAATAGATGCTAGGTTGTGTTAGGCACTGACACATTATATGTGTGGGATGTTTTTGTTTTACCCTGACTCCTTACTACATCCCGTCCTGTAATGAATGTTATTTATTACGGTATCAGTGCTGATTTTTTTATAACATCGGAATGGCGCATTGTCGGTGGAGATTTTGTATTTCCTGACAGGGTCGGTGATGTGTCATCCCGATGTTGTAAACATCGCTAAAAATGACATTGAGATTAATCATATACTAAGCAAAACCTGGAAATACATCCTTTACCGCCTCCACCGGGCGGTTTTTTTTATTCTGAACCCTAAAAAAAGAAACACGGACACTGATAATGCCCGTGTGGCAATGCCATGTAAGTTAGCGATGAATATGGCGCAAAAAAAGCGCGGCCGTCGGATTAACGCCGCGGGACAAAGTCCATGAAGAATCATAAGTATCTGTCTCCTTCAGGAGACGAGTTGATATTACTAAGCTTTAAAAATGGTTTAAATCCTCAGATTAACCTTAATTTCAGGTAAGTCTTATTTCATTTCTTTGCGCCACGCCCGGCGCACATCAAAAACCACAGAGCCTTTCAGGGGTGAGCTTACGGGATGGTCAGTGTGACTTTCTCTGTGGGCTGGTCACCCCCGGGCGCAGGCTCACCCACTAAAAGGAAAAGTCACGATGTTTGGTATTTTCAAAAAGAAAACCCGCAAGGCCATTACCGAAGTGAAGAAGATGGAGAACCGCGACGCAGTGGAGGCGACCGTCTGGGGCGCGTATTCCATTGCATATGCTGACGACACCTGTGACGCGAAAGAAGTCGCGGTACTGGAGAAAACCATTGCAGCACTTCCTGCCTTTGCGCCGTTCTCGGGTGAGATTGCACAAATGAGTGCAAATATCCGCGCCCGTTATGAAGCGTCACCGCGTTCTGCCAATGCCGAAGCCCTTCGTCAGCTGGCTGATGTTGCCGGTACTGATGATGCAGTTAACGTGCTGTGTCTGTGTCTGGATATTGCTGACCAGGACGGCATCGGTCCTGATGAAGAAGTGCAGCTCAAGAAAATTGCACAGGCGTTGCAGTTGCCGCTGGAGCAGTACCTGTGAAAAGTGCGCGCCTTGTGCTGGCTGCCATCCTGCTGTTTCTGGTAGTGGTGGTGGATTTCACCGGACGGCTGATGTCGGTGCTGGCAGATGGTGTGCTGGTGGCGATGGCGCTGGTCGTGCTCCGGCCTTTACTGCGTAAATCTGAATAACACCACACAAAAGGCATCTGCGGGTGCCTTTGATGGGGTGTTTTTATGGGCCGTTGGTGGCCCTTTTTTATTTACAGGAGAAAAAGTATGTCTGAACCCTTATCCGGTTCCGGCACGGCTGCGGCGCTCGGCGGGGCGACGGTATTCGGGCTGTTTACCGGAACGGATTTCGGGATTGTGTTTGGTGCGTTCGCCGGGGCGTTGTTTGTGGCAACGATGCCGCAGAAGATTTCAGCCTGGCGTGTGGCGGCACATTTTCTGGTGTCGTTCATTGTTGGTGTACTGGGGGCGCGTGTACTGTCAGCCTGGATTGCATCAAAAACAGGTTATGACGGTACATCTGCGGATGCACTGTGTGCGGTGCTGGTGGCGGTGGTGTCGGTGAAGATTCTGTCGTTCATCCACCAGCAGGATATCGCATCACTGGTGTCCGGCCTGTTCTCGCGCCTGCGGGGCGGAGGAGGCGGCAATGTTAAGTAACCTTCCCGGATTGCTGAATGTGGCGTTATGCACGGTTATCGTGCTGACGCTCTTTTTTTATCGTCGCCGTGATTCCAGACATAAACCGCTGATGTCATGGCTGGCCTGGTTGCTGATGCTGCTGTATGCCTTTGCGCCCCTCAGCTATCTGTGTGGTCGCCCGTTAGCAACGGGCTGGCTGGAAGTGTTTTTTAATTTGTTGTTCTGCGTGCTGGTAATACGCGCACGCGGGAACGTCACAAAAATCTTTCCATTGTTGAGGTGAATATGCCGGGTAAATTCAGATTCAGCCGTCGGAGCGAGAAAAATCTGGAGGGCGTCAAACCACAACTGGTTGCTGTCGTTCGCCGTGCCCTTGAGCTGACGGAAGTTGATTTCGGTATTACGGAAGGCCTGCGCAGTAAGTATCGCCAGAAACAGCTGGTCGCGGAAGGGAAAAGTCAGACCATGAACAGCCGCCATCTGACCGGTGATGCGGTGGATGTTGTGGCCTACGTTGGCAACCAGGTGTCATGGGACTGGCCTCTGTACGAGAAAATCGCGCAGGCATTTAAGCAGGCTGCCGCAGAGCTGGGAACTGCCATCGAATGGGGCGGGGACTGGAAAACACTGAAAGACGGGCCTCACTTCCAATTGAAACGCTGATAGCCGGGCGAGTTATGAGCCGAAAACACTGGACACACAGAATGCCGCGAGCGGCGGCAAAATGGGCACTGGTAGCGATACTGGTGCCTTTTTTATTGGTGGGGTGCGTCAGCCTGGATAAGGCGCGCCAGCTTTTCGATACGGCTTCTCAGGTCTGTGAAATTGTCGACGGTGTTCGACAGTGTCTGCAGAGCTGATCGCCCGTAAGAGCAGAATATTTCGCTGAAAAATGAAGGATGCGCCAGCGTCCGGAAGGCATGAAATTCTGCTGTGTGTGCCAATTTGTCTTATACATTCTGAATCTTGCCGAATCAGGACGAACTTTGAACAACAGACCGGGCGGCAAGGGGCATTTTTATCCGGAGGGGATATGAAGAGATTACTGGTAACCGTAAAGCCCTTTAACGGAACGATTCCATTCAGGGTTTTGCAGCGTGGACGTGTTCTGGTTAAGGATATCTTCAGTGGTAAATGCACGGAGTGTTATTCCCGGACATATGAAGTGGATGCCACGGATGAAGAAATTTCTGTTGAATGTGATCTGAACGCAAATATGGCGGGGATTGTAACGGCCACGTTGTTGCCTGTTTCATGAATGACATAGAATGTCTCTGGGTACCCAAAAGGAGAACACTATGTTTGTAGAAAATAACCTGAAGGCTGATCCTGATAATCAGGGATGGGTTCTTGGTTGGGCTGTAGTACGTGACAAACCCTGGCATCTGGTCGGCATTTATGCAACGGAGGATGGCGCAAAGTCTAAACGCTCTGAATTGAATGGGGAGTATGAAGTTCGTTATGGTTCCCATCGTTTAGGTAGTGATGATTTTATGTCTGTCGGACTTAGCTAACTGGCTGTGATGCCTGTTTGTAGCCCCGCAAATGCGGGGCTTTTTTATATCTGGAGATGATGATGGAAAAAACAGAAAATAAACCGATTTTAGTTGGTGTCGCGTCTATTCCGTTTAAGTTTGAACTGTCACAACTGGTGGAAGTACGCATCAGTGATGAATGGGGTGAGGTTAAAGCTCGCGCGCAGTATGCGGATGGCGAAAACCAGTACTTGATCCACTACAAGGCTGCTGATGGTCGCGCCACAACGGCGTGGTTTGGTGAGTCAATGCTGGAAGCAACAGAAGATGATCGCCATCCGGGCTGTCCGGTATTTGCCGGTATGAAATTACCGGAAGGTGCAGTTGAACTGCAGCCGGGTGAGGTGTTCGTAATGACAGACATCATTGATGGTAAACCGCAGTATTCGCGTATTGAAATGAATAGTAAGAGTGCTCGCCTGATTCGTGAGTAACAGGCATTACAGCAGCCCTTCACTCTAAGGGGTTGCTGTAATGTGAGAAATAAAAAACCGGCCACAGGGAGCAGCTACACAGAACCGGCCGGCGAAGACCGCCAATACCACCCATGCTTTGATGCAACATACTAATGACAATAGCCGCTATTGATGTAAATGCAATGTTATGCATCGACGAAAATAAAAAACCGGCAGGGGAAATCCATTGAAGATTTGCCGGTGGCAAAAGAGGGCCATGTTTTTAACCTTAGTCGCAGAGTTACGGAGTGCAACTACGAATGCTGCCGGTATATGGCTGAATGGCGTTTCAATGATGTACGTCATCTTATCTGTAAACGTTAATGACAAACGCTCTCATTTGTGCGGGTCCTTCCGGTGGGGTGGCCTGCCACGGGGCGGAAGGCGCGCGGGTTTTCGCTATTTATGAAAATTTTCCGGGGAAAATCATGTCGGTACTTCTCGAACATAACTATTTGTTTTTTCTAATATCGAATCCGTAAAAGGTCCGACATGAAAACGCCTAAAAAAGTCATTTTCGGGCACTTTCATGTCGGACCCTGTGTTTGTTGTGAGACTGTTTCATGAAGGTTAATAAAAAGAAGCTTGCCGAAATTTTCAACGTGGATCCGCGAACGATTGAACGCTGGCAGTCTCAGGGACTCCCTTGCGTCTCCGGAGGTGGTAAGGGCGTTGAATCTGTATTTGATACCTCCATGGCAATTCAGTGGTATGCGCAGAGGGAGGCTGATATCGAAAATGAAAAACTCCGTAAAGAGGTTGAGGATTACAGGGCTGCCAGTGAGGCAGATCTCCAGCCTGGGACTATTGAGTACGAACGCCATCGACTTACGCGTGCGCAGGCCGACGCACAGGAGCTGAAGAATGCCAGAGACTCCGCAGAAGTGGTGGAAACCGCATTCTGTACTTTCGTGCTGTCACGGATCGCAGGTGAAATTGCCAGTATTCTTGACGGGATCCCTCTCTCGGTACAGCGGCGTTTTCCGGAACTGGAAAACCGACATGTTGATTTCCTGAAACGGGATATCATCAAAGCCATGAACAAAGCAGCCGCGCTGGATGAACTGATACCGGGGTTGCTGAGTGAATATATCGAACAGTCAGGTTAACAGGCTGCGGCATTTTGTCCGCGCCGGGCTTCGCTCACTGTTCAGGCCGGAGCCACAGACCGCCGTTGAATGGGCGGATGCCAATTACTATCTCCCGAAAGAATCCGCATACCAGGAAGGGCGCTGGGAAACACTGCCCTTTCAGCGGGCCATCATGAATGCGATGGGCAGCGACTACATCCGTGAGGTGAATGTGGTGAAGTCTGCCCGTGTCGGTTATTCCAAAATGCTGCTG